AACAACCTGATTTGAGTTATTTACCCATACCGCCAGATACTCAAAAGCAAAAGCCTCATCTGTTTCAACCGCATATCCTTGGGTATTTGTCTCTGTATCGCTAAGACTGAACGTTTCTGCCGTGGTGGTTGGGAAGTTTTGTGTGGCTGATTCTGCGTCGGTTAGTGTAAAGGCTTCGGTTGTGTTTGAGGCAAAGTTGGCGTTTGTGGACTCCGTATCCGCTAGAGTAAAAGCCTCCGATGTAGATGTTGGGAAGTTTTGTGTGGCGGATTCTGCGTCTGTAAATGTAAACGCCTCATCTGTTTGTGCTAGGGCATACCAGGTTGCAGATTCTGCGTCACTAAAAGACTGGGTTTCAGTTACGTTCTCATAGAAATTAAACTGTGAGTTCTCCGCCTCAGATAGCGCAAAGGTCTCTGATAACGGGTTATAAAATGCTGCATTTGCCGCTTCTACTTCGGTAATAGACGTGTTTTCGCTTACCGATAAACTCAGTATTTGTGGCGGTACGCCCAGCGCATTGAACGGGGACTGGGCAAATGCATTTAGCCCAAACACACTTAAACGTCCGTTGCGCCTTGATATTGAGCCATTGTTTTAAGAACTGTGTATATTGCAGTCATCAGCTCACCCTTACCTGCTAAGTCTGCTAGTCCAATGTAGTGTGCGTGTTCCATCACAGGAGACATATTTCCATGTCTTGCATCTTCGTTGTAATGTACGCTCACTTGAACTTGGATGTTATCCTTGTTCCCAAAAAAGTTTGTTACTCTAGCGTAAGCCTCTGGTGCTGCTGCGCCAAATTGAGTTGATGAAAGGTTAAGTTTTAATGCCATGATTTTCCCCGTTAAAAAATTATAAAAGTTCTGCCGTATCTAAACGACAATTCCAGTTAATTGTAGTACTTGCCGCACCTGTTACTTTAATACCCAAACCTCCGTTTGTCGTATCTGCCGTTACCGCTACGTTACCTGCCACACCCCAACCAGCCGATATTGCCCCTGCCGTTGCTGCAAGTAAAGTTACCACAGGTGTTCCTACAATTGCTACTGTGGATGTCGCTGCTCCTGTACGCTGAATAACACCTTTTATTTCCCAACCCGCTACATCTGTTGTAGCCGTGTTTTTAGCAGAGACTATGCCGTGGAATGTGTATACACTTGATGTTCCTGTTGCGGGAGCGGGAAGAACTGGTATATTTGTTGTACTAGGTGAATTATTTGATCCATCTGAAACCAATTGTATTGCAGTAGCAGTAGTTGACTGTCCACTATAAACATTCATTGCAGATTGAGCAGAACCCAATCCAGCACCAGAAGTAAAAGAAGGTCTACCTCCAAAAACCACGTTTCCGTAAATACCTCTTACATTATTTTGATAACCACCAAGAACTGTTGAATAATATCCATTGGCAGCATTTTGAAAGCCTCCCAGAATAATAGCTCCATTCAAACTAGAAGTATTTCCATATCCTGAAACAACTCCAGAATAAGTAGCAGTAGCTTGATTTCCAGCTCCACCCCCAATGTATGAACTTATTCCAGAAGCTATATTTGCGTATCCATATCCAGCGGAAAACCAACCTCCTCCAGTAACAACTGCACCTAAAGCAGTAGCTTGATTTCCAAATCCACCACCAACAAAACTCCAATCTCCAGATGCTACGTTCCTATTACCGCTTGTACCTGCATCACCACCACCACCTATAAACGAATAGGATCCAGTAGCCTGGTTATTGCCCCCGCCTACGACAATGCCGTGTGGAGTGTAGAAAGATAAAGTAATACCCGCTGCCGTTGTTGCATTTTGGGATATGGTAAATGTGTATGCCGTACCAGTAATTGTGGTTGATGCAACTGTTTGTGAAGCCGATACTGTCCATGTAGAACCTGCACCGCTGACAATATATGTACCTGCGGTTACACCTGTACCAGTCAATACCTGACCTGCAATAATAGTTCCTGATGTTAATGAACCCACAGTTAGCGTTGTTCCACTAATCGTAGATGTAGCCATCACAGCAGGTGTTCCTGTTGTTACAGATGATGTTGCGTAAGTATTATTAGAAACACCTGTACCTGTTACATATTGACCAACTTTAATATTAGCATTAGTAGATGTTAAATAAACTGTGGTTTGAGCAGTTAAAGCAATTGTTGTAGCTTGAATTGTTGCAGTTGATGATGATGTTCCTGAATTTGTGTATCCACCACCAATAAAATTAAAATATCCACTAGCAGTATTACTAGCACCTGTAACAATTCCACTATAAGGTAAATTTACTATGTTAGCATTTCCATTTCCAACAAAATTGTAATTGCTATTCGCTTGATTTCCGATTCCACTACCAACAAAACTATAAGCTCCACTAGCTGTATTACTTGCTCCACCCCCAACAACTGAATTTTGAGCACTAGCCACTTGTCCTGCAGAAGCTCTACTAGTCTGCCAATCTACTGCATTAGCTCCTCTTGCATTTCCACCAGTAGCAGATGAGGTTGTTTGTTGTGCCTGAAGTGCTCCTGTTCCTGCGGGTTGTACAACAAGTGATCCGTCTGCCTGTAGTTGCAAAATACCACTATTGTTAAATTGAAGTTGAGTATTTGTGTAGGATATTGCAGACGTAGTAGCTATATAGGGGTTAGCTACAGATCCATATTCTGCTTGTGCGCCCCATGCGTAGATAGTTGTGCTTAATGAATTAGATTCGTATCTTGCCGCAGTTGTGGAACTAGCCAATAAAATATAAGCATTAATAGCTGCGTAACTACTAGTAGTTAAAGTACAACGATACCAGCCATTACCAGAAGATGTAATTGTTGCAGTTGCAGTTGATCCTACTGTTCCTAATACACCTAAAGATAAATCAAAATTTGCATAAGCATTAACATCAGATCCATACATTAATTGTGCGTAATTATTTGTTCCTGCTTTTAAATAACAAGAAAAAGTTCTTGGATAAAAAGAACTTTGAAAACCACCTGCTGATGGAAATGTACTTACTGCATAATGCTGCGTAGAAACTCCGTTGCCAGTAAATAAAGCACCAGTATTTGTTGAATCTGGAGCAGTTGTTGAATTTGCTGTAACAGTAATAGCTCCTAATGCCCAAGGATTTGCAAAACCAACAGACGGATAAAGCAAATTCATCCCTGTACCATTAATAGATTCACCACCAACTACGCTTAAAGTCCCTGTAGTAGGTGTTAGTGTGTCTGTGACTGCGTTTTCGTTGATTGCCATGATTAATAAGCCAATTCGTTAGTTTCTACCCTAGCTGACCACCTGATCGTAGTAGATGCTACACCAGTAACTTGAATTTGCAATGCTCCGTTAGTCGTATCTGCTACTGCCGCTACGTTTGATACTGTTCCCCATCCTGCTGATATAGCACCTGTTGTAGCTCCCAGTAATGTTACTGTTGGTGTTCCAACTAATGCAGTTGTTCCTACTCCGTTGCCCCTAGATATAACACCAAGTATTTGCCATCCCGCAATATCAGTTGTGTTTGCTGAGTTGTGCGCTGATATTAATACTCTAAATGTGTAAACAGATACTGTTCCAGTTTGACCATTTGGCAATACCATTTGGTTTGTAGTGGTTGCAGATGAAAGGTCAGATGTTAATGCGGTTGCGCCAGTTGTTGTTGTTTGTATATAAAGATTTAATAGACTTGATTGAAATTGACCATTAGAACCTGTAGTTGCGCCAATTCCAAAAGCAAAATGACCATTTATACCCCTATTAGTAGCATTTGCTCCTCCAAGAACAGTTGAATAAATAGCATTTGATTGGTTAAATCTTCCACCTAAAATTGATGATCCAGCAAATCCACTTGCATTATTATCAGCCCCAAGAACTACACCTCCAATACTAGCATTTGTATTTCCTTTTCCTCCTAATATTGCGGCATACGTACCTGATGAAGTGATTGAATTTCCAGATACTCCTGACCCAGTATAACCACCTCCAATAATAACTGCACCTGCACCTGCATTTGTGTTTCCTTGTCCACCACCAACAAAACTCCAATCTCCAGATGCCACGTTCCTATTAGCAGCAGTACCCGCATCACCACCACCACCAATAAAGCTATATGCTCCTGTTGCTTGGTTATTTCCTCCTCCTACTACTACTCCATGAGGTGTGTAGAAAGATAGGGTTGCGTTTGTTGAAGATGTAGCGTTTTGGGATAAAGTAAGTGATGTTCCTGATATAGCGGCAACATAGGTTGCAGGATAAGATGCTACAGGAGTTCCTGTAATTAATTGTCCAACTTTAATACTAGCGTTTGAACCACTTAATGTTACTGCCGTTGAACCAGATGTAATTGCAGATGTTGCTTGTGTTGTTACAGCACTTCCAGATGTTCCAGAATTAGCAAAACCACCACCAATAAAATTTAAAAATCCTGCGGCAGTATTTACATAACCACCTAAAATAGCACTCCAAGAACCAGAAGAAGTATTGTTATAGCCTGCAACAATTGCTGCTTGATTTCCAGAATTGATATTTTGATATCCTCCAAGAATTACTGAATTATTACTTGATGAAATGTTACCTGATCCACCACCAACAACAGATTGAGCACCACTAGCTTGATTATAAATACCACCACCAACAACAGATTGAGCACCACTAGCAACCTTAGCCGCAGTATCTCTAGCAGTCTGCCAATCAACCGCATTAGCACCCCTAGCATTACCACCTGTAGCAGTAGATGTAGTCTGTTGTGCTTGTAATGCTCCTGTTCCTGCGGGTTGTACAACCATTGACCCATCTTGTTGAAGTTCAATTAAACCTGAACCACTAAATGACAATGATGGATACCCATAAACAATAGTACTAGTAGTTGGGACATAGGTATTTGCTACAGGACCAACTTCTGTTTGAACACCCCAAACATATATACCGCTTGTTCCATTACCCGCAAACGTATCATCTAATGCGCCTGTTTGCGTATTATTAACTTGTAAAAATAAAGTACCTGTTTGTGTTAATGGTGTAGTTCCAGTAATTGTGCAACGATACCATCCATTTGGCGCAGACGTTATTGTTGCAGTTCCTCCACCAATTGTGCTTATAGTTCCGTTCGAAATATTAAAGGTTGTATAAGCACCAATAAAATTATTACAATTAAAATATAAATAGTTATATCCATTAGCTTTTGCATAAACACTAATTGTGTATGTAATTCCAGATATAACAGAATTTGTAATACCTACTCTATGTATTGAAGATAATGTTGTTGGTATTAAACTATTTCCTGTTGTTGTGCCATCTGGTGCTGTAGTGGCAGTTGCATTAATAGTTAAATTTGTATTTCCCCAACCTGTAGCCGTTAAATTTTGTGATTGAATAGTTAAATTCTCACCAGTACCCTTTAAAGTCTCAGTCTGTCCTGTAATAGTAGTAAACGTACCTGTAGATGGTGTAGTTCCTCCCAGGCTGGGTACATAGGTATTTCCGCTTGCATCTTGGTATATGGCTTTTTCTGCGGGATAGTCCACCCACACGTTCATCAAGTTACCCGCAAAGTTAATCAGCGAAGTAGTCTGTGATGAATTAGAAAGAACAGTCGTACGCGTTAACGTACTGCCTGACGTAGTATAAGTACCAATCCCAACTTCCCATGTATACGCAACTGTATCGTAAATCGTATAGTAACAGGTGTTCCCGTTGCCAACGCCGTTGGCAAAAGATTGGTATCCATTGACCGCGCCATTTAGGGTAAGAGTACCCGTACCACTTGTAGTGGATGTTTCCTGGACACGATCCGCCAGAACTAGAGCCATTTATTAACCCGATGCAGAAAGTGTATAGGTAACGTTAATTGTGTCGCCTGACGATACTGTCTTAGAACCCGCAGAAAAATCTCCTGCGCTAAATAAAATACCTGTTGTGTTATCAATTGTAGATGAACCGCCCACGTTAATGAACGCACCCGCAACAGTTCCTGATCCAGTCATGCTAAACACAACCGCAGCAGAAGTTACCAAAACAGAGGGGTTAGCTGTGGTAGGTGTTGTAAAACTTGGTGTCTTTCTTGTACCAGAATATGTAGGAGCGTTAGCGCCTCCGACTTCCAACCAGCTTGCATGACTGGCTTGTGTATCTGTATAAGAAGGTGAGCCTGTACCCATTAGTCCCATGTAAATGGCATTTGTAGCCGAGGGAGAAATAAAGTAAAAGTTCAGCAAGTTCTGACGACCCACGTTTGTGGTTAGGTTCTCAATATGGTCAGACCACTTAAGATTGCCCTGTGCGTCATAGCACTCAGCTTTATATATGCCTTGCAGACCAAACAGTTCTGTCTGCCCCGCGCCTCTGGTGACCGTAGCATCTACTACGTCTCCTATGATTGAAATCTCATTACTCATGATGTTTCCTTATGAAATGCGAATAATCGCAGAAGTGTTAGTAGTTGCCGGAAATTGTACTGTAAAAGAGCCGTTAGACGTTTTAGTTGCTCCAAAATCTAATACACAAACAGCCGGATTTGTGGTGTTGTTTTTTAAATATATTAACGCACCTCGTGCACTAATTGCGCCCGTCCACACAGCATTATTAAAAGAAATATACGCCGTGTCCCCTATACTACCCGTAGTTGGGGTTTGTGAAACAACCAATAATTGACCCCCCGCTGTGTAGCCTGATCCAGTTGTCTCGCCTATGCTTGTATAAGCCGTTGTGTTTTGATTAAGCGTAGCTGAATTGGTGTACAGCGCAATATAAAAAGTGCCGGACGTGAAGTTATACACGCCATTCATCATGCCGGTTTTAAATACATCACAAGCCCAGTTACCAGTAAATGCCATTTTATGTAACCTTCTGACGATACTGACCAGAACGATAAGCGTCTTGACGCTCCAAACCATCGCCCAATCTTTTTGCTTCTGCTAATGCTTCTTTGAATTTACCGTCAATACCTGCAATTATGTCTGCCTCAGATTTCATAAATGTGTACGCTTCGACCAAGCAACCATAAAGAAGTACGGAGTCATAATTATCACTGAGCCATGTAACACCCGTTGAATTTGAAACAGATGAAACAGAACAAGTAAAACCAGTTCCGCTCGAACCAATATAAGAACCTGCCACTGTTAAACTGTCGCCAACTGTGTAAAACGCACCACCACTTGTTGCTGTGATAGACGTTACTGTACCATTACTTGCCACAACAACTGTAGCAAGCGCAGAATTTCCATTGATAGAACCGCCTGAATTTGTAGGCTGTGTGGCTACATAACTTACTGGGACATCGTAATAAGTACCCGCTGTATAACTGGCTCCAGGTGCTGTAATTGCCAAAGTTACTATTGCACCTTGAATGATTGTGGGTGGGTAATAATAGTAATGCAGTTCCGCTGCATAATTTTGATCAGGCGTAGGACCTAGTAAAAAACTCAACTCCGCAACATTACTGTACTGTGGACCAAATAAAGAGTAGTACTGAGGTTGTCCTTGATATACGGCGTTTGTGCTTGGGAAAGCTTCACGAATAAAGTTAACATCCTTATTAATAAGGTATGTATATGTGTTGGCATTAGTGCCAGTTGTTGGATAAACAGCTAAAGAGTAAACCGACAAAAAATCATTGGGGCAAGATAAGTACTGATTACCCGCAGTCAATGTTCCTGTCACGTTAGCGCGAAGACTAGGGAACTGGATGTTATTGTATATGCGTTGCTCAGCCTGCTCGATGAAACGATTAATTTGAGTTGTTGTAGACTCACTCGTTCCATCAGCAAGATATACAGTCGGAAATTGATTTTCCGTGTATGACTGAATAGCCGTTACCAGTTCCGTATATGTCACGCCATTGGTCCTCTAGCAATTCTACCTTTGGTAGCTGCGCCGTTACCACGAGTCTCAATACCAGTAGACTCAACCATATCGTTGTGCCCAATAGAAACTCCACCATTTAAAGGTGTCCAGTTCTTACGTGTCGGCATTTCAACAGAGAAACCAATATCTTTTTCTTCTAACGCTTTACCGCCAGAAGTGTGTGGAGCAGCATAAACAGAAGCAGGACCCACTTCTTTGCCACCTTTCTTCATACTGAATTTAGCCATTACTTGCTCCCAGGTTTCTGGTTACGTGCACGTGCCAGATTACGACCCATTGCTCTCATACTAGCGCCAGTTACGCCACCTTTTTTAAGAGTGATCTTTGTACCAGGTCCACCTTTGTGTTCCTGTTTGTCGTGTTCTTTAAAAGCTTTTTTGATCATGGCTTTATCTTGCGCCAAATCTTTATCCATTTCTTTCTTAGCCATCATAAACTCCTTATGTCGTTGAGATTGTAACTTGTCCAATTGAAACGGTCAAAGCCAAATTGTTAGGCGTAAGATACGAATCAAATAATTCTGAGCCGCCAACAGGATTCCAACCCCACTGAATAACTCGACTACCACCTTCATTCTCCCCGTTTTGCAACACATTTGTGCCAATCCCCGGTACAGCTTGAAGCCCACTAAGCCCAGAAACCAAATACGTTGTGTCAGGTCTTGGATCTTTTACGCCTTGTGGATCATCAACTGGGTACATACCAAGTTGCAATTGCGGTTGATCTGGATCCCAACACTGGGGACAAACCTTCAAGTCGTACGTCTTTGTCTTGATAACTTCTTTTTTAAGCTCTCTTAACTTAAACTGGAATCCGCACCGATCACACTCGGCAATCGAGTTCTTGCCGGATGAAAACCGATTACCCATTTAAAACCCGCCACCTATAAACATCTGTCTTGGTACCAAGCGCAAGGAAGCCTTTTCGTGATCTTCATAAGCCGCAAGTTCCCAAAACTCATCATACTGTTGCTTTAAAATTGGCAGACGATTAACACCATCAGGCACCTTAAGTGCAACATAATAAGCAAGACCTGCCGCCATAGGTGGTATAAAACGAAATGGTACGTCCATGACGTTGTTGCCGTATTGTGCTGCATCTTGAGTTCTCCGCATACGCCAATAAACAAACTGGTAAGTCTGTGCTCCATCAGGGGTGGGCCAAACTGTAATTGCTGGAAGATTCGGTACATTGACCGCCGCACCTACTGCAAATGAAGATGCAGTTGTGTTATTTTGTCCTCTAAAACAATTACCAAGGGTATTCCCTGAGATGTAGTTGTAATAAATAGTTTCGGTAACGCCGTTATAAACAAGGTTCACAAACCCAGCCGTTGCCATATTAGCTGTTGAGGATAAGGTGATTGTGGTATCTGTAGCAGATATTGCTGTTGCTAATGTATACCCCGTTGGGTATATTTGTCCGTCTAAACGCTGTACCCATACTTGAATAGGGCGCGCTTGTGTTAACTTGTTTGGTAAAGTAGCGTAAGTAGATACGCTAATTCTTGTGATCGTTAAGTCCGCTTGAGTGGACGTATTGTTGGCATCTGTGCGTATAACGTGGTCTAAAAGATCCACTGTGTCAGTTGGCAAAGCGTATGTGTTTAACCCTTGTTGCAAAGTAATCGTACCTTGCTGGATTGTCCACATGTTGATGCCGCGGTTCGCCCAGTCAGCAAATAATAAATTAAGTGACCTACGCGCAGTACGCAGGTCATATCCAGAACGCATTTCATATCCCGCACGCTCGTACGCTTCCTCACACAATTCAGTTAAGTTGAGGTTAAACGATGATGTCCCAGAAGACATCGAGTTGAGCGTGGAGATAGTCATGTTTAGTTAACCGCGTGATCTGGATCTTCTGTGTGCTGAACTGGCTCAACTACAGGCGTCTCCACAGCCACTGGATTAGATAGCATAGGAGCTGCAGTAGGTTCATCAGATTTAGCAACAGCAACAGGGGCGGCAGCAACAACAGTCGTATTATTAACATGCGCTTCTAAATGTGTAACGAAATCATGCAAAGTGGGATCAACTCTGTTACCTTTATTAACTTGATGCAGAATGTGCTCTCTTAGTTCTTGTAACAATGTTGATGCGTGCATTTCTAATTTATCAAAAATACTCATTTCTTAACCTTTGCTGTTTTTGCCGAATTAATAAAGTCTTGTTTGGTTGGGGCACCAGGATCTCCTGGTTTACGCATTTTCTCACCACGTGCACGTTTGGCATTGATGTTTGCGTAAAGTCCGACCTTACCGCCTTTTTTAAATTCTTGAAAGTCAGTGTCATCCCTGCGTTTCTTAGTCACAGGTTTTGGCATTTTAGAGGGCGCTACTGCGCCCATTCCACGACTGGGCATCACTTTTTGGTCATGCCGCCGCCACACATGGCTTTGACGTGCTCGTGGTGCATTTTGTGATCGTTGCCACCATGCATCTTGCTAATGTGCTCTTGGTGATGCATATGACCACCTTCAGAGTAGTTCTTCTTAACATGATCCACATTGTGCATGTGCTTAGGCGTTTCTTCGTTCATGAGTGCAGGAAAATCGTTCTTCATAGTAATTCCTTATTTTTTCATTTTAGCCATTCCGCCTTTTTTCATGGCAGAACCGGTACCAATGCTGTTGCCAGCCATCTTGATCTGTTTACCTTTAGTTTTGCCGCGCTCAGCAATACCATCTTTACTTGGAGCAGCAGTACGAACTTTGCTCATAGTTGCTGTTGTCAAACCATTTTTTTCTTTAGCCATGATACTTCCACCTTTTGAAAATAGTTGCAAAGAACCGTGCTCCGTCTTCGCTTTATTAACCGCTTGTAATTCAGGACGTGGCACGCCGCCCTTTGCAAATTTCTTACCTTTGTCAGCCTGATTAAAGTCTTTACCCACGGATTGTGGGATTCCGACTTTCTTAGCAAACTGCGGATTGTGTGCCACAGCTGCCATAAGATTATGTTGTTTTTTACTCGTGCTTGGCATTTTTTTTGATCCAATTTTGAACTGTATCAGTTTCCCAGATGCGAATAATTAACCAAACAATTGAAAGTGTCGCAGAAATTGAAGGTAGCACTTCCATCAATGTTCCCAGGGTAGTAGCGATAGCTATGCCATCTACTACGTTCTTTGCATTTTCTGCGTGTTGTACCATTACATGTACCTGCCTTTTGTGTGTCCTTTGGTGGCAATCCCATCTGCCCGTTTAGAAGCGGCTGATCTTGCATTAATTTTGACTTTACCGCCTTTTTTAAACTCCATCAAATTGTCAGATATTTTTCCTGGGGTTCTACTTCCGTACAGCCCTTTATCGTAATCTTTATAGTTTGCAAAATCTTGTGCGGCTTGCAAACGTTCCTGGCGTTCAATTTCGCGTTGTGTAGCGGCTGCATCAAGTTGTGCTTTTTGGTTCATCGCCGATCTAGCACCAACCGCGTTAGGGGCAGCTAAAAGTGCTGAAGCTGCTGCATCATTTGCGCGTTGAGAAAAAGAATCTCCTGCAGAAGCACTTTGTTGAGCTTTTGCTAATTCAGCACGTTTAGCCAAATCTATTTCTTGCTTTTCACCGCGTGATAGATTACTGTATTTTTTTAAACGTGTCTCGTCATCTGCCAAAGGTTTTGTTGCCATGTTAACACTTCCAAGCTTTAAGTGATTTATTAATCCGACTATTTGGGTCTTTTGCGGTTTTCTCTGAAGTAAGCTTTTTCTTCATCCCAGTCATTCTTGCGCAAAAGGAATCTTTTCTCGATCCGCCTTCTGGTTGCGGCGGTTTCAGGTTGTGCCCTTCTTTCTTTGCGGAGGCTCGCCCCTTGGCGTTTAACCCCCCGTTCGGGTTTTTCCCTTCCTTGCGTTGCCATGCTGGAGACTTAGCCATGATTAATTCCCGTTAGCAATCAAGTAACCTTCTTGCGAAACTGTCAAAGCCGCAGTACCGGTACTAACTTTTGCTTGCAATTGGATGTCCGTTTTCTCAGAAACAAGCCTGGGCATTACTCGCTGTGTATGGTAGTTG